TTAGCTATAACTCGCTCAGCCATACTAACTTCTTTATTAGCTTGCGCAATAGCCGCGTCAATACCTTGAAGTTCTTGAGTATGAGCACGTTGCTCTTGAGTAGTAATGCGCTTTTCCAAGTCATCGTTACGGCTTCGTAAGAAGTCTAATTCTGTCTTGTCGCGCTTTATTGCAGTTTCACGTCTTTCTTTACGCTCTATTTTTTCTTTACGACGTCTTTCACGAATTGCTTCACGCTCGTCATCAACTTCGTCATCTTCTTCTGCAACAATAGGATCATCTTTATCATCCTCTGCAGTAGCCTCTTCAGGATCTTTTTCAACAATAACAATATCTTCATTATCATTTTCATCGTCCTCCATTAATACGTCTTCAACCAATACTTCTTCCAACTCTTGCTTAGCCATACCCATCTCCCTTTATCAGATGAATGCCTTAACTTTTAGTGGATCGCCTTCTACGCGCCCAATAATGTCAAGATCATTAAAAATAACAAACATTGCTGCTTCACCATGGGGCGCATCAGGAATAGGTGCTTCCCAGCGATCTCCACCATATTTACCAACCCTAACGAAGTCTCCCTCGTTACACCATTTACCCTCTGGCCAACTTTCCATGGTATTACGATTCTTAAAGGCCAGTGGCCCGATAGCAATAACTTTTGCTACCTGCGTATTCCATTTATCAGTTTCAAGAGTGTCAGCTGTGAGGATTATACCCCCTGCTGTTTTAGCCTGAGTAGTTCTGATTTGAACCAGTATGCGGCTACCGAAAGGCTGAATACCAGCATCTACTGCTGGGAAAGCCTCCGCGAGTGCATTCTCATAATTCATGGTCATTATTTCTTTCCTCGTTTAGTAAGTTTAAGAGCACATCTATGGATGCTTCATATCCAGCAACCATTCCTACACGATACCCGTACTCAAAAGTATCGCTTTTATGAGGTCTTCTTAAGGCTTCAAGCGCAAACTCTGCTTGGTTAGCCTTGAGAAGATTCAACAATTTTGATTCTACATTCATTTGGATTAAGTCTTCGGCTTCTTAGCGGTTTTAGCTGCATTCCTAAATGCGTTATCGGTCGGTGCCCCTACCTGTCCCTTTTTACGCATTGTCTCAGGCTTACCTGTGACTGGATCTTTTTTCTTAGCTGCAACACGATCTTGCTTAGCTTTGATGTTTGCGTATAAACCTTTTTTAGCTGCCATGACATTCCCCCTAATATAATTATTTAATAGTATACCCAGCCGCTAGACGCTTACGCTGTGGTACTAGGTCTGAATTCATATTAACTGCGCCACCCTTAGAGTAGCCTTTAGTTTTCATTTTTCCACCCTTAGAGTAGCCTTTAGTTTTACCACCCTTAGAATAACCTTTACTTTTCATCATGTTCTTCTTCCTCTGCATAAATATTATTAAATACTTGATTAACGTCTAACGTATAATCCAAATCAGATTTACTGTAATGGGTATGTTGAGACGGCCTGAAATCAGGAGCACCCTCTCCTAATTCAAACCAAGCTGGATGACTTACCCTAACTCGGTTATTTGGTAACGCTACAATATTACCTGTCCATTTACTTTCACCAAGAAGTTCTAAGACATGTGCCTGCTTATGTTGAGCTGGATCATCTGCTACTTCTGAATCAGTATAGTCAATAGTAAAATAATATTTAGCTGGGTGAAACTCACCATCTATTTTTGCCAGCCATGGCGCTGGGGTGCATCTGTCTAAAACATAAACACTATGCGTATGTGACGCACAATCCCAAGGTTGGGCTTCATGTGTAGACATCGGTTCCGGCCACTCGTCAACAAGAGTGTCCCCCATCAAGGCTGTTATAGGCATTCTAGCCCACATTGCGCCCCCATGAACATTTGGCTCGTCTGTGTCGTAAGTTTCAGCTCCCGTAAATATCATCTGGAAGCTCAAACAGCGATTCGGTAAAGTCGTAACGGCTACGGCCATGGCGTGAATCCACTCTCCATGAAACTTCTCATGATTATGTGTGAATTCTTTCCTGACCCAACACTTAAAGTGTGGTATATTACTTTGTAAGAATGCCATTTTAGTTTATTATTCTCCGTTAAAAATGTAATCGTTCGTTCGTTCTATTTCTTTAATAGAACGAACGATTGCTTTTAGGGATTTATATCTATACCTGATCCAGTTGAGTAAGACGTCTTTTCACCACTTTCCATTTCCATCTCAGCTAATTCTTTAGCCGTTCTGTTGTCAGCGGTGTTCATACGCTCTCTAGCGGCCAGATCTGCAGCCTTACGCTTGTCCTCACCTCTTTCACGAGTGTTTTGGCGATCTGTTTCAGACATTTCACGTATATTGTTACGTTCAGTTTCAGACAGCTCACGAAGTCCAGCCAGTTCTGACTTCTCTTCCCGCTCTGCCTCTTTGACCGCAAGTTTAGCTCGTTCAATTTCAGCTGTTTGCTGCATTTTAAGCTGGGCCATCTCATTAGCGGCTTGCATTTTAGCCGTTTCAAGTTGAAGTTGAGAATTATCACGTTCTGCTCGCTGTTGAAGTTCACCCTGCTTGATCTGTGCGCTAAGTTCTGCAATCTTCATAGCGTCACCTTGTGCTGCTGGATTCTCAGGCTTGAACTGTTGAGCCATTTCGTTTATTTGAGCTAGCTCTTGGCCGAATGGTCCTAATTGCTCTTCAATAAACTGTTGAACCTTCAAAATTATTTCAACTTGCTGTTCTGCCTCTTCAGGAATCAACTGCTCAGTCTGCGCTTCGTCAACTGCATTATGCGCCTCCACTAAATAGTAGTTTAATAAATGATCTCGTAAGTGCATGGCCATAGGATACATAAATGTACTCATTATGGTCGGGTTAGAGCCAAACATGGGAGACTTCAAGAATGGTAAATGAACTTGCAAGTGAGCTAAGTGGTCTTGCTTAGGAAGCACGTAGATACCTTGCCCCATCGCTGCTGCAACATTTTCACTCACTGGGTCTCTATCTTCAGATCCTGGTACTGGGTTAAGCACTTCAGTAGGAGGAACTTTAAGAGTGCGTAAAAACATCTCTTCAACAGCTAGCGCATCATACATCTGAGGCATCGCTGTTGCCCGAGCCATAATAGCTTGTATTTGTGCAAATCGCTGGGCTTCACTAAATATTGCAGGATTACTGATCGGTACCACGTCTGCTGGGCCATCAAAGTCTTCAATAGATATTTCTAACCCTGCTTCTAACGCATCAAGATCTTCTTGCGTGTAGTACATGCTGTTGATGCGGTGAAGTATATTAAAACTACGAGCCATGGAAGCATGTAAGCGAGAATGGATTGAGCTAAACACAACCATACCCTGCTCAATGATAGCCATCGTAGTACCCACTGGAGCATTCGGATTAGTATCGTTGAACTTCTCAAAAGATGTTTGCACGACACCCTTACCTGCGTTAACTAAAAAGCCTAACAGTTGAAACAATGTAGGACTTGGTCCGGCAAAAGGTAGTGGCATCGCTAACTTACGTACATCATCAATAAGTGCGCCACCTTCCATCTCTACTATTTCAGTAGGTTGTACATTTAAGGTCTGGCCATTGGGCCCACCTTTTAGTTTAAGTAAGGTAGGTACGTTTTGAATATACGCTGAGTCAAGTAACGCTCGTAGTGCGCCAGTCGCAGCTCCGCTCAAACCACCGATCATGTGAGTCAAGCCGATAGGGTAAGCACCACGCCATGGAACAAATGGAAACTCAACAATCCAATGCAGCTCTTTCTGAAGCTGGTCATCTTCTTCCCAGTTACGGTAAAGCGAAAGAGGTTTATCTGAAGACTTGTCAATACTAAGTATATATGGTGCTAAGCCTTCCCCTTCATCAAAGTCTAAATAGGTGTAAACTTCAAACACTGTTCGTAGACCATCTTCATTATATGAAGTGTTCTGCTTACCTTCAATTTTCTCGTTTGCGCGTTCAGCTGCACTATATTCTGGCTCGGTAGGAGTGGGTAAATCTACGTCAGCATACATACCTGCTTCCACACGCTTCTCATATTCCATCTGAGTAATATACTGAACGTGGGTCTTGCGTTCTGCCGTATAAAAATTAGTAGCTGAGAAAGGTAAATAGATGTCATCAATAGGAACGAACTCAGATGTGGGTCGGTTAAATCTTTTGTTCCACATGAACTTCATGTACTGACCGCCACCTAGCGGTAACTGCGTACTAAGCTGCTCAAGTTCTGAACGGAACTCAACCATCTGTTCGGTGGTCTGCCAGTTCATAAACTCAGTCTTACGCTGTGCCTTGGTTACTTTAACTTTATCAGCTTCACCGATTATCTTGGACTTAACTGGTCCTCCTGGTGGAAACACCTCTTTGATAAAACGTGCAGAGAAGTCAACACAGGCTTCCACTAACATTGGATGCACTACTTTATTAGCACCGCTGAATTGAGCGCCTCCTGGTGCGTCATCACCCAATCCAGTACGACGCAATCCTTCTTCGTACTGCTTGTCTCTTTTTTGACGAGCTTCTTTATCTCGTTCAATTTTAGTCATTAGGTCGTTTATTGAAGTAGTTAGTAGTGATTGACTAACTTCCTCCACAATATTAGCAAAATGTTCTGAACCTTCAGTGACCGTAATAGATTCCATTAAGATAATTGCGCCCCCGTCTTCAGTCTCTTCTACATCAGACACTTCTTCCTCAGGTAACTCAACCATCGTCATTTCTTCGATCATTTCAATTTCTTCTTCAGACATTATAGGTCTCCATTAATTGCTTACTAAGTTTACTTATTTGTTTAGGATTATAGGTTACTGAACCGCCCTCATAATAGTTCCCAGCTAATAGGTTTTCACTGAGTCTCCTTATTTTATCAGGGTTATAAGTGACTGAGCCTCCGCGAGCAAAGCCGCCATTATCAACACCAATGTTACCTCGATCATCAGGAACCTGACCATTCATTAACATTGTTCTAATTTTATTGTAATTGTTAACAATCCACTCTCGTGTTGTTCTATCTGGAGCGTCTAAAAACAACTCATTTAATTTTTGATCAGGAGATGTATCATTAGCTAACATGTCAAATTGCGCGCGATGAGCATCATTTCTTAACTCTTCAAATTCTTCTGGCCATACCCCATCATTTAAGAGTGCGTCTGTTCTATCTACTCTTATTTCTCCAGTTTCGTCCCAACCTGAAGTCTCAACCATAGCATGAAAACCCTGTAATCGGTCTGCTTCTGAAACAAAGTTATTGGTGTAGGCTATATCTCTATACTCTGCTAGGGTTCTGTCAGGAAGCGCACCCCCGTCTTCAGGAGTATCTCCTATACGAATTGCTTCGAGTGCGTCAGGATTAGGGTACTCATTATATTCATCAATAATTTCCCTAAGATCATTGTAGCTCATATTAAACATTTCATCTTCAGTATAAGCGAATTCAATATCTGGTCGGCTTTCCTGAAGACGCATAAGCTCATTTCTTAAATCAACTAACTCTAATTGTTGATCACCTAATCTATACAATTCATCAGCATCTGGGTTATCATCCAACACTTCTCTTATTCCATCAACCAACTCTAATTGTTGGGCGTCAATGTCAGCATCTATTCTTTGATTTACATAGCCATCACCCTCTCTAACTAATTCATTAAGTTCAGGTAGGGGTATTAGGTGTGGTCTTTCAGGAACAGTAAACCCATCACCGAGGTACGATTGCAGTTCTTCAAGTTCGGCGAGTAACCCTTGTCTTCTAGTAAGTACAGTTCTAATTAAATCTTCTGAATTAGGATGTAATGACTGCCATTCTTGATCATTACCAAAATCATCCAATACTCGATCTAGTTGCTGACGCATTGCAGTTCTTACCGCTACTAAATCTGTTGGGGTCATTGACATCAAATCAGCTAACGATGGCCCACGACCCTGACCCAGAAGTCTCAATTCATCTCGCATGCTGGTAATTTGTTCTACAAAGACGTCATCATTGGGACCTTTTCTTTTTACTAACCCAGCCGCTGTTTTTTCGTCTCCGTTTTCTTTTATGAACTCCACGAGGTCGTTCTTGGTCATGAACCGAGGTAACTCTTGTCCCACTCTTTTTGGTCTTGCAAG